CCAATACCGCAAGGAGATTGAGAAACAGCTTGGCGTTGAACTGCCCCCGCCAGAGGAACCACTGCCCGAGGATATTGAATTTGCCTTGTCGCAGTTGATGTCTGACGCGGCTGGGAAGCTTCTTCAGAAGGATCAGGCTGAGGTTCAGCAGCAGGAGAATCAGAAGAAGGCTGAAGATCCTGTTCTCCAGGCCCAGATGCAGGAAGCGCAGACCCGGCAGGCCGAGGTTCAGCGCAAGATGGCCAAGGATCAGGCTGATATTGAACTGCGCCGCCAGCAGCAGATTATTGAGATTGAGCGGATTCAGTCTCAGGAGCGTATTGCTGGGGTGAATGCCGGTATCAAGGCGGCTTCTCAGCGTCAGACAAACGACCAAAAGGGCGATTATGACAACGCGAGGATAAAGCTTGACGCCTTTAAGACCGGCGTTGATGTTATGAGGAATAAATAATGGCTTTCGTCGAGAATAATGTGCTTGAGTATCTGCGGTCTAAAATTCGTTTTATTATGAATGAACACGCAGACCACATTGCGACTGGAGCCGCTACTGATTGGGCAGACTATAAGTATCATGTGGGGGTAATTGAAGGTTTAGCGAAAGCTGAGAGGGAATTGCTCGATATGGTGGAGAAACTCAAAGAGCAAGACTAATCACCCGCGCCGGGTGTTGGGCATCGCGCAGCCCGAATGCGTGCAGAGGACTAAAATGCTTAACGTAGATATTAAAATGCCTGATGGAGAGGTCCGGGGAGCCAAGCAACTCCCGGAACCCAAGGGTTTTAAGCTTCTCATTGCTCTCCCAGAGCTTGAGGAAAAGACTGACGGTGGCATTTATCTGCCGGAACAGGTCCGCAACACGGAAGCGCTCGCTACTGTTGTTGGGTTTGTCTTGAAGGCGGGTGACTTGGCCTACCAGGACGAGAAGAAGTTCCCCACAGGGGCTTGGTGCAAGGAGGGGGAATGGGTTCTCTTCCGGGCATACAGTGGCACACGGATTAAGATTCATGGCCGTGAGTTCCGCCTGATCAATGATGACATGGTGGAAGCGGTTGTTGAAGATCCAAGGGGGATTTCACGGGTATGAGCGAAGCGCGCAAATCCAACGACGACGAATTTGAAATCGAGATTGTGGACGATACCCCAGAGGATGATCGCGGGCGTCCAATTGCTCCAGAAGTAACGGAAAACGACGACGATATTGCTCTCAATGAAGAGGAAATCTCGAAGTACCGTGATGAGTGGAAGCAGCGTGTTCGTGAAGTAACCTTCAAGGCGCACTCTGAGCGGCGCGCTAAGGAGCTTGCTGCGCGGGAACGCGATCAGGCTGTTGAGTTAGCCAATCGCTTGGCTGAAGAGAATAAACGGTATCGTGAGCTTGCGGGCAGCAATGAGCAGTTTGCTGTAAATCAGGCCAAGACGCGGGCTGAATCCGAGATCAATGCCACCACACGCGCCATGAAGGAAGCGTTTGAGGGCGGCGACACTGAGAAGTTCATTGAATATCAGGTAAAATTACAGCGCCTTGTCAATGAACATGAGCGGTATTCTTCCTATCAGCCCGCGCCAATCCCTGAGCCGCAGAGGTATGAGGTTCAGCGCCCGCAGCAAACCGGCCCAGATCAAAAGGCGGTTAAGTGGGCGTCTCAAAACCCTTGGTTCGAGGGTGGCAGTGAGCTTGAAAAGGAGATGACGGGTTATGCTTATGCCGTCAGCGATATGCTGATTCGGGAGCATAAGATTGACCCGCGTAGCGATAAATACTTCGATGAGATTAATAACCGCGTTCAGCGGCGGTTCTCGGAGTATTTCCAGAAACCCGAGTCGGAAAGTGACGCGACGACAAGGGTATCCACAGTAGTTGCTCCTGCCACCAGGACAACAAAGACTGTGAGCAAATTGCGTCTGACTAAAACCCAGGAATCCCTGGCTCGCCGCTTTGGCTTAACCCCAGAGCAGTATGCTGCTCAGTATGTGAAGGATTACGGTCATGGCTGACCGCACCCCCCGCGACCTTCAGACCCGGGATCACCAAGCCCGGACTCCATGGAAGCCGCCCTCGATCCTTCCAGATCCCAAGCCAGAGCCAGGATATGTCTATCGCTGGGTCCGCACATCTATGATGAACAATGCGGACAACACCAACGTCAGCAGGCAAATGCGCGAAGGCTATGTGCCGGTTAAAGCTGAGGACCATCCTGAGCTTATGCTGTACGCTGACCAAGACGGACGCTTCAAAGGCAATGTCGAGGTTGGGGGTCTCCTTCTCTGTAAGATTCCCGAGGAAATCGCGCAGCAACGCGCGGCGTACTATGGGAATATGGCGCAGCAGCAGATGGATAGCGTGGACAACAATTTGATGCGCGAGAACGACCCGAGGATGCCCCTTCTGAAACCAGAACGCTCATCCCGGACTACGTTCGGCCGTGGGCCAAGGGAATAATCTCTTGTCCTGTATCCTCAACCATATCCTAGAAAGGTAACGGAAGATGGCTTCGACGCTTGCTCCGTATGGGCTTCGCCCGATTAACCTGCTGGGTGGTCAAGGGTATGCGGGTTCGACTCGCCTTTATGCGATTCCTGCTAGCTACTCTGTGAGCATCCAGTATGGCGATCCGGTGATCATCACCAACACGGGTTCTTCCCGTGGTTATCTGGCGCGCTTTAACGCGACCACCACTGCCACGACTGTCACCTCTACGGGTGGCGGCTTTGGCTTTGTTGGCGTGTTTGTGGGCTGCACGTTCACCGACCCGACCTACGGGAAGGTGTTCCGTCAGAACTACACCTCTGGCAACACTGCTACGGACATCCAGGGCTATGTCGTGGATGACCCGGACGCGCTGTTCCAGATCCAGGCTGACGATAGCCTCGGCCAGACGGCTCTGGGCTGCAACGCGGCTCTGATCCAGACGGTTGCTGGTAACTCTGGCGCCAACATCAATTCCGGTGTTGCGCTCGACGCCTCCAGCATCGCTACCACCAACACCCTGCCGGTTCGCATTGTTGATTTCGTCAACAGCACGACCAGCAGCATTGGTGATGCGTACACCGATGTCATCGTGCGTATCAACACGCACTTCCACCGCACTGGCAATACCGGCTCCGCCGGGACCGCCGCGTCGTAAAGGAGGCTGTGACCTATGGCAATTAGTCGCGCACAGCTACTCAAGGAACTGCTTCCGGGCCTGAACGCTTTGTTCGGTCTGGAATACAAGCGGTACGCTGAGGAGCATAAGGAAATCTACGAGACGGAAACCTCGGAGCGTTCCTTTGAAGAAGAAGTGAAGCTGTCTGGCTTCGCTGCTGCCCCCGTCAAGAACGAAGGCGCTGCGATTGCGTATGACAACGGCCAGGAAGCCTGGACCGCGCGTTATACGCATGAGACTATCGCGTATGGTTTCTCCGTCACCGAAGAGGCGATGGAAGACAACCTGTACGACAGTCTCTCTGCTCGTTACACCAAGGCGCTCGCGCGCTCGATGGCGTACACGAAACAGGTCAAGGCGGCTTATCCGCTGAACAACGGCTTCACCAGCTACAACTCTGGTGACGGCGTGACCCTGTTCAGCACGGCGCACCCGCTTGTGTCTGGCGGCTACAACAGCAACCGTCCTGCCACGGCTGCGGATTTGAATGAAACCTCCCTTGAGGCGGCGGTAATTCAGCTCCGTGTCGGCACGGCTGACAACGACATCAACGCGATCAAGTCCAACGGCTCGATCCCGGAGGGTTACACTGTTAACCACTTCTTGACCGACCCGAACGCTTGGTTCCTCACCACGGATGTCCCGAACGGCATGAAGCACTTCGTGCGCTCTCCGCTCTCGACCTCCATGGACGGCGACTTTGATACCGGCAACGCCCGGTACAAGGCTCGTGAGCGTTATTCCTTCGGGGTCTCCGATCCCCTGGGGATCTTTGGCTCTCCGGGTTCAACCTGATAGCCGGACAGGGGGAGAAATCCCCCTGTCTTCTAAACATTTCTCTTGCGGGAATGCTTTGAAGACAGGCATAATGTCCATGCCACCGGGGTAATCCGGTCCTACTGACTGTCCCGGCAGATCAGCACAAACAGTAGGGCTTAGATGTGCAGAGGGTAAAATGGCTTTTACCACGTTCTCCGGTCCAGTTCGTTCCGGTACAGTGCGCGAAGGCGCTGGTCTGACCGGCGATGTTGTTGGAAATGTTGACGCTTTGGCGTTCAAGATTCCGCAAGGCTCTCAGATTGTTGACATTACTGTGGATCATACTGTTGCCGCCACGGCTGGCACGACCACGGTTTCTGTTGGCAGCACTTCTGGTGGCGCCGAGCTTATGGCGGCGGTTGCCACTACGGCTGGTGGTCGCTTCCGTGGTACGGCAACGGCTTCAACCCAGGCTGCTTGGCAGACCTCTACCTCTGCTGACACCTCGGTTTATGTCCGGGTGGCTGTTGGCACTGCAACTCTGACGGCTGGCCAGTTCATTGTGACTGTCAGCTATGTTCAGCGCGCATCGAACGGCGCTCAGAATCCTGCCAGCGCCTAATAGGTAAAGGGGGTTCTGCGTCATGCAGACAGATATTCTTGCAAGCGCCGTCAGGACAACTGACGGCGTGATGAACGATCAGGCTGGTAACGCAATTGAGCGTTGCCGCGTGAAGGCGGTCTATATTGTTCCCGCCGCCGGGGCAGGAAGTGTCGTTCTCAAAGACGGTACTTCCGGTAGTGGGACGACAAAGATCACCCTGAATACCTTGGCCTCCTCTACGGCTGTGGATTACATCCTGATGCCGGGCGAGGGTCTTTTGTTTCGGACGGGGGTTTATGCCGACCTGACGGACGTGCTTCTGTCATGGTGATCTATGGCTAAGACTCCTGCATGGACCAGGAAGGAAGGTAAGAACCCTGCTGGTGGCTTGAATGCCAAGGGCAGGGCTTCTTATAACCGAGCCAATCCTGGGAAGCCTGGGTTGAAGGCGCCCCAGCCAGAGGGCGGCTCTCGACGGGATAGCTTCTGTGCCAGGATGAAGGGCATGAAGAAGAAGCTTACCTCGGCAAAGACGGCCAATGATCCTAACTCCCGTATCAACAAATCCCTGAGAGCATGGAATTGCTGACATGGCAGACACATCTGAAGCAGCCAAAAATGTCGTGGATGTTCTTTCTGTCGGAACGGTAGTGGCGACCCTGGCTGGCATTCTCCCTTCCATAGCCGCGATCTTCACAATTGTTTGGACTTCCATTCGGATCTTTGAGACCGAAACGGTCCAAAAACTTCTAGGGAAGAAGTCTTTCCCCAAGATTAGCCCAGACTGATTTGGTTGGGCGAAGCTCATGGAACTGCCCAAAATCACTCCGGTAATCCAGCTTGCCACGGCATCCTTTGCCTTGGCGGTTGGCGGCTACACAGCCGGAGAAAAATTCGGGTGGTTCAGGAATGAGATCGTTGCGTGGGCGCCGGAGCATTTTCGGATTGAGAATGCCAAGGTTGGCCAGCCCGTGACCGTCACTGTCGCCCGCATTAAAAAACGGGACGACTGTTCCGTTGAGGGCTTTAACGTCACGGTTCGAGATGGCGCTGGCGTGATTCACGAAGCGACACCGAGCATGACTAGGTTCACTGGCCCTGCTGGCCCGGAGATTGATACCTTCACCTATACCCTCGACATCGCTGACAAGGAAACGATTGCAGCCGGAAGGGCAACTCTCTTGGCTACGATCAAGTATAAGTGTCCAGAAGGTGAACGGGTTGTAACCTATCCTCGCCACCAGAACCTCACCTTTATGTTGGAGAGATAGATGGAGCAGCTTCTTAATCTCGTCAGGACTGTTGCTCCGAGCATCGCTTCTGCTGTTGGCGGGCCTTTGGCTGGCATGGCAACCAAGGCTATCTCTGAGGCTCTTTTGGGAAAGCCGGATGGTTCTGAAGCGGAACTTATGCAGGCCGCTGCCAAGGCAACCCCTGAACAACTTCTAGCTTTGAAGAAGGCCGAGCAAGAGTTTGAAGTCCAGATGCGCGAACTGGACATTGATCTTGAGCGGATTGCCAATGCTGACCGGGATAGCGCGAGAAACCGCGAGATCAAGACCAAGGATTTGACGCCAAAGATTCTAGCTGGGTTTATCACCGCTGGGTATTTCGGTGTCCTCTTTTATATGCTGAGGAATGGACTGCCCCAGCATGGTGGTTCTGAGGCTATGTTGGTGATGCTTGGCACCCTCGGCACCGCCTGGGGTGGTGTGGTCGCGTATTACTTTGGTTCTTCTGCGGGCAGCAAAGAGAAGACTGACGCGATGAACAGGATGGTTCGCAAATGAAGAGTAACTTTGAACCCTGTCTGAAGTTTGTGCTGCACCACGAGGGGTTGTGGTCCGATGATCCGCGAGATCCGGGCGGCGCGACTATGAAGGGAGTTACCCTGGCGGTTTACAGGGAATACCTGAAGCGCGAAGCATCGAAGGATGAGCTTAGGAACATTCCAGACGAGCATCTTCATGACTTGTACAAGTCTCGGTACTGGAATGTGTCTAAGTGTGATGAACTGCCAGACGGAGTGGATCTGGTGGTTTTTGATATGGCCGTGAACTCGGGTGTCGGGCGGTCAGCCAAGCTTCTTCAGAAGTGTGTTGGGGCAGCAGAGGATGGAGTTATCGGGCCAAAGACTATGGCTCTAGTCAAGCAAGTTCCTGCTAGACAGATGATAATTCGCTTCTCTGAGCAACGCAGAATGTTCTATAAAAGCCTAAAGGCTTTTGAGACATTTGGCCGTGGTTGGCTACGCCGCACTGATGAGTGTGAATCCAAGGCCATTGAGATGACAGGAGATCAATCATGAATGGTATGAAGCGTCCACCCAAGCCCAAGATGATGTCGGCTTCTGGTGGTTCCGGTATGCCCCGTTTTGGTTCTCGCGCGATGCGTCCCGGTGGGATGGCAAAGGGTGGAAAGGTTGAGAAGATGGCTGCTGGTGGTCGCCCGATGAAACAAACGGATATGCGTAAAGCTGCCGCAAGCCAACCTCCCAGCAAAATGCCGCCTCGCCCGATGGGTGGTCCGGGTAGCGGGCTGATGGCTGGGCAAGGTCGCCCAATGCCAACCCAAACACCTGGGCGCCCATCTCCCGCTATGCAGCAAATGGCGCAGCAAGCTATGGCGCAAACTAATCGCGCTCAAATTGGCGCTCCTAGGCCGGTTGGGGCTGTCGCCGCCACCAATGGTTCCGGCCCATCGCAAATGTCTCAGTCCGCTATGCAGCGTAGCGTACCCCCTCCTGCTGGAGGCGCTGCCGGTGGTCTTTCTCAAATGGCCCGCCCTCCGGGTATGGCTAAGGGAGGCAAGGTTCCCATGGAGAAGTGGGAGCATTCCTCAAAGGATCTAGCCCAGGACAAGAAGCTTGCTGCCAAGCGCGGTATGTCTTTGGAGAAGTGGGAGAAGTCTGCTGCTGACAAGAAGCATGACACCCAGCAATCCATGAAGGGCCTGAAGAAGGGCGGCGTTGCCAAAATGGCTCGCGGCGGTGGCGTTGAGACCAAGGGCAAGACCCGTGGTAAGTTCATCTGATTAGGAAGGATAGAGAAATGAAGTATCAATCTGGCGGTCCCGTTCCTCACCCCGGCAAGGTTCCTGGTGAGGGTGGTCGCAAGTCCCGTCTTCGGGATATGATTTCTGACGCAGAGCGTAAGGAGCTTGACTCCCCGCTTACGCCGGAAGACTTCCGCCGCCCCTCCCCTCCCAAGATGAGGAAGGGTGGCATGGTCAAGAAGATGGCTGGGGGCGGTTGCGCTCGCGGTGATGGTGTTGCCCAGCGCGGCAAAACCAAGGGCCGGATGATTTGAAGAAGCCCGAGAAAATTCGGAAGGTTCTGCGGGAGTTTAAGGAGGGCGACCTTAAATCATCCAGCGGGCAGAAGGTGACAAACCGGAAGCAAGCTGTGGCGATTGCGCTCTCTGAAGCCTCCCGCATGAGAGAGGGCGGGCGGGTAAAGCCGCAGAACCCAAAGCTATGGGCTGCGGCAAAGAGTGCAGCCAAGGCCAAGTTCGATGTGTACCCCTCTGCCTATGCGAATGCCTGGGCGTCAAAGGAGTACAAGAAGAAGGGTGGTACTTGGCGTGGGCCAGATAACCGGGTCACTAAGAAATGAAGGGTGGTCTGGGGAAATGGTTTGGCGAGAAGTGGGTTGATGTAAAGACCGGGAAGCCCTGTGGGCGGAGTGGTTCTGAGAAGTCAAAGCGTGGGTATCCTGCCTGTCGTCCTGCTGCGGCGGCTGCTAAAATGTCTTCTGGGCAGAAAGCTACTATGGCTCAAAAGAAAACTGGACCGGCTCGAAAGAGTTGGCCCATAACTCCCAGCGGAAGGAAGAAGCAGTGACAACCTCCGGCACCGCAGTCTGGAACCTAGACATCGCTGACATCATTGAGGAAGCGTATGAGCGCGCGGGCCTCCAGGCTCGTACTGGGTATGATTACCGCACGGCTCGTCGTTCCCTGAATATGATCTCCGCCGAATGGTCTAACAGGGGTCTAAATCTCTGGACTGTTCAGGAGCATAATGTCGTTCTGACGCCAGGGACCAAGACCTATTCCCTGCCAGCCGACACGATTGATATTATTGAGACCATGATCCGGGTGAATACCAGCGGGTCTGCTCTGGATTACACGGTGTCTCGCATTGGCTTGGGGGATTACGCAGCCCTACCCAATAAGAACACCACGGGTCGCCCGCTTCAGATCTATGTGAACCGGCAAGTGAACCCGGAATACACGCTTTGGCCCGTACCGGACCTTCCTTACACTATCCTATACTGGACGATGAGGCGCATTCAGGATGCGACCACCGCCACGGATGTTATGGATATGCCGGTTCGGTTTGTCCCGGCTCTGTCTGCTGCCCTAGCCTATCAGATTGCGCTCAAGCGCCCTGAAGCTGCTATGCGCCTTCCTATCCTGAAGGCGGATTATGAGGAGCAGTGGAAGCTGGCGTCTGATGAGGATAGGGGTCGGGAGCCTGCCCGGTTTGTCCCTTGGATGTCTTATCCGTGAGGGGGATCTAACAGATGGCTGTTAAATTCGCTCGCGGCAATAAGGCGTATGCCTTTTGTGATCGGTGCTACCAGCGGTACGACCTAAAGGATCTGACTTGGCAAGTCGTTAATCAGATCCCTACTGGCCTGAAGGTCTGTGATGAGTGCAACGATGTTGACCATCCGCAGTATCAGTTGGGCAAGTTTCCGATCAATGATCCTGTTGCTCTGCAAGACCCAAGGCCGGACATTAACCCTGGCCGGAGTTTGCCGGGCTGGAATCCTGTAGGTAATTCCGCCACCACTATGAATGGGAATGTCGGAATTATTAATGTATATACCCCATAGGAGAGTAGGATGAAGAAGATGAAATCTGGTGGCGTGACCAGCGAAGCGATGAAGAAGTATGGGCGGAACGTGGCTCGCGCCATGAACCAGAGTGGCCGGGCCAAGGGGCCTAGCACTGGCAATCCGTTCAAGTCCGTTTCGGCTGACCAAGGCTCCAACACTGGCGCGGTTGGTAAGATGGCAAAGAATGCCAAGGCCCCGGATCAAGCAATTGTGA